AGAGAACAGTTTCATGAAATTCTTAAAAGAATTGATGTTGAATTAGGAGAACTGTGGGAAATCAGTCAGAAGCTTAATCAAGCAATGTCATCTTACTATGTAACTGTTAGAGAAATCATTAACACCATTTGGGATGATGAATGTGGTGGAGATAGTCTGGTTGGTGTTGCAAGGGGATCAGCAGCAGGATTTTTAGTTAACTATCTACTTGATATCACTCAAATTAACCCAATGCAATACAACTTGCCACATTGGAGACATATACATAAATCAAGACCAGATTTACCTGATATTGATATAGATACTGAGGGTTCCAAGCGACCTAAAATTTTGAAAGCTCTACGTGATAAGTTTGGTGAAAAGAGAGTGCTTCAGATTTGTACCTTTGGTACAGAAAAATCTAAATCTGCTTTACAAACAGCATGTCGTGGGTTGGGAATCGATAATGACATCTCACAATATCTAAGTGGGATGATACCATTTGAAAGAGGAGCAAACTGGACGCTTAACGATTGTTTCTTTGGAAATGAGGAATTAGATAGAAAGCCAATTAAAGAATTTATTAGGGAAGTTGAGTCGTATCCCAAACTAAAAGAGACTTGTCTTAAAATTGAAGGTCTTACAAATAAGCGATCTTCACATGCTGCAGGAGTGCTTATATTTAATGAAGACTATACTAAATCCAATGCTATGATGAGAACTCCTAAAGGTGTTTATATAACCCAATTTGATATGGGCGACAGCGAATCAATGGGATCAACAAAGTTTGATTTATTAACCATTGAAGCTTTAGATAAAATGAGGGTTACTTTAGATCATTTGATTGAAAGTGGGGAAATTAAAGGCTTAGAAAATTTGAAAAAAACATATAATAATTATCTTCATCCTGATGTGATCGAGTATGAAGATCCAAAACTATGGGAAATGGTGGGCAGAGGTGAAATTATTGATTTGTTTCAGTTTTCTACAGAAGTGGGTCAACAAGCTGTCATCAAGGTTGCTCCAAAGAATTTACTGGAGGCTTCAGTCACTAACTCTCTAATGAGACTAATGTCAGATGGTGAAGAACAACCTGTAGACGTTTATGCAAAACATAAATTAAACATTGAGATTTGGATAAGTGAAATGAAGAAATATGGTCTCAATGAAAATGAAATTCAAGTTCTCTCAAGGCATCTCAAAAGCATATATGGAGTTGCTGACACCCAAGAAGTAGTTATGCAAATGTCAATGGATAAAGAAATATCAGGGTTTTCAATTGAAGAAAGCAATCATCTACGAAAAGCAATTGCAAAAAAGAAAGACGATGTTTTAAAGAAAGTTCAATCTTTATTTTTTGAAAAAGGCGAGAAGCTAGGCACTAGAAGAGTAATGCTTGATTATGTCTGGAATGTTCAGTTTAAGAGGCAATTTGGATATTCTTTTTCACTGCTTCACACTTTGGCATATTCAGTGATTGCTCTACAAGAACAAAACCTAAATTACAAATATGATCCACTATATTGGAACACTGCATGTCTCACAGTAAACAGTGGTGGCATTGATTCTGAGGAAGATGATAAGAAAGCTTCAACCAATTATGGGAAGATTGCAAGTGCTATCGGCAATATGAGGCAAAGAGGAGTTAAAGTTGATCTACCTGATATTAATAAAGCTAAGTTTAGTTTTAAAGCGGACAAAGATTCAGGAAGCATTCTTTTCGGCTTGAAAGGTATGAATGGCATTGGAGATGATGTTGTTCATAAAATTGTGGCAGCTAGACCTTATAGAAGCTTTGATGATTTTGTAAAGAGAATGTTCATTGAAGGAGAAATTAAAAAAGGACAGATTATACAGCTTATAAAAGGTGGCGCATTTGATTCTTTCGGTGAAAGAAAAGAATTGATGAAAGAATTTATTAAGCTAGTATCAGAACCTAAGACAAAGCTAACGATGGCAAACACAAAAATGTTGCTAAATCATAATCTCATTCCAAAAGCGTACCATACAGAGACACGCTACTTTAAATTCAGGGAATACATAATGAAAAACGTTTATAAGACAATTAATAAACCTAAGGATAAATTACTCCTTTTAGATGATGTGGCAGCTGATTTTCTAAACAATCATTACGATGAATCATGCATAGTTGATTTTGATAACGGTCTGCCAATAGTATCCTTACAAAAGTTTGAAAAGCAGCAAGAAAGAAAGATACAACCTTTAAAAGATTGGGTAACATCAGAAGAGGCAATATTGCGATTAAATAACGCTCTGCTTGAATCTGAATGGATAAAGTATGCAGACGGCTCGTATAGCAAATGGGAAATGGAGTCGCTAAGCTTCTACTACGGTGATCATGAGCTGAGGCATGTAGACGATATAAAGTATGGCATCAAAAATTTCTTCGATCTTCCTGAAGAACCTGTCCAGGGAAGACCATATCAGTGGAAAGGCAAAACATTATATGAGCATGAATTATGTAGAATTGCTGGAACTGTATTAGATAGAGATAAGAATAAACACACCATTACACTACTTACTAAGGATGGAGTTGTAAATGTTAAGCAATGGAGCGGTTCATTCGGCCATTATAATAAACAAATATCGAAACCTATAGGGAATGGAAAAAAAGAGATTGTAGAAAAATCTTGGTATACCAGAGGTACGCTTTTAATGGTTACTGGGTTTAGAAGAGGGAATAACTTCATTCCAAAAGTATATAAAAACAGTGTGTACAATCATACAATTTCAAAAATCGATCATATTAATGAGGACGGTTCTCTGATCCTTACAACCCAAAGAAAAAATCCTGAGGAGTGAGGAGTGATGAGAATTATCAAAAAATTTGTAGACAAAAATACAAATAACATATATTATAAGGTTAACTCGAACGTCTTAATAGTTTTAACAGGATGGCTACTTACATTCTCGTTTATTAAGATGGAAACGAGTTTAATCAAGGACAACACGAGCGAAAAGGTAAATAAGACAAAGGCAGCTGAAGATTTTCCAACGAAACATATCCAGTTACATGCACCATTACCAAAGCAAGATAGCAAAAAAGAAATAACTGAGAAATTACAAAAGAAATATCTGAAAATCAAAGTTAAACCAGTTCAAGAGAAAGCTAAAAAAGTTAAAAAGAAGAAAGGAGATAAAAATGTCAAGCAAACAAAGAAAACTGTGGAACAAAAAAGTCAAACACGCAAAATGGTTGTTACAGCTTACACAAATGGTTACGAAAGCACAGGTAAACATCCAGGACACGCTGACTATGGAACAACAGCAAGCGGTGTGACTACAAAGCAAGGCACTACAATTGCTTGTCCACCATATATGAAATTTGGAACAAAATTATACATAGAAGATGTCGGATTAAGAGTGTGTCAGGATAGAGGTGGCGACATAAAAGGAAATAGATTAGATGTCTTCATTGAAAATCTTCAAAAGGCAAGAGAGTTCGGCAGGCAAACACTAACAGTCAAAGAAATTAAAAATAACACATAAAGAAGAGAGTGACTTGATTGAGCAAGCTTACTTTAGGACAAAGAGTTCTTACTTTATACGGAGTAGGAACAATAGTGGAAGTACATAAGAACGATCAATATGGAGTTGCTGATGATGAGTACAACATGGTCGAACTTTATGACAGAAGTGAATTAGCTGAATTAAGGAGGTGATATCATGTTTGAGGTAAACGACACAGTAATAGTTAACCATAATAAAGAAAGGGCAGTAGTGGCTACAGTGTCAACTCGATACTCACAACTTGAAGTGCGATATGAGGACGGGTCTCATGAAGTAATGGGATTTCACAAAGTTACAAAGGAGGATGATAAATGATCATTATTTTAGAGGGGTGTGACTGCTGCTATAAATCTACAGTAGCAAAGCAGCTGTCAAAAAAGCTAGATTACAAAATACTACGAGGTTCGTCGTTTGAATTAGCTAAAGGAAGTCAGGACAGCCTATATGATTATTGTTTTGATCTTACAAAACATGAAAACTTAATTATCGATAGATACATATATTCCAACCTTGTTTATGCAACCAATTTTCCAGGTAATACAAAGCTCACCCATGGGCAAGTAAGCAATATCGAGAACAAAATACTGAGTAAGGCCAAGTTAATCTATCTTCATGCAAGACCTGAAGTTATTAAAGAAAGGATTCTTAGCAGAGGAGATGATCAGGTTAACACAAAAGACATTGAACCAATTGTGGAACTCTATAACGAAGTGATACCAAAGTCAAAATTACATACATATTCGTTTGATACAGAAATCTATGGCAGCGGTGAAATTGTTGAGGATATCATCTACTTGGTTAGTGGGGAAGGCTCATGAAAAGAAAAGTAATTGCAATTGATATGGATGATGTATTAGCAGATTTCTTACCAGCTTGGGTAAAAGCAATCAATAAACATGATGATCCTACTTTAAAATGTGAAAACATAAAATCTTGGAACATCTTAGATTACCTGAATACAAAAAATGATGTGTTTAGGCATTTAACGTATGACTTCTTTAAGGGTTTAACAGTTAAGAAAGACAGCCAGAAAGTTGTTAAGAATCTATGTGAACTCTACGAAGTGTATGTTGTTACTACTGCAACAGCACATCCAGAATCATTAAAAGCTAAATTAGAATGGCTGCAGGAACACTTTCCATTTATCTCATATGACCATGTTGTTCTTTGTGGAAATAAAAAGATCATTAAAGCTGATTACATGATTGATGATGGAATACATAGCTTGGAGACATTTGAAGGTGTAGGCATAGTGTTTGATGCACCTCACAATGAAGATGATAAAAGATTTGTCCGTGTTAAGAATTGGTCAGAAATTGAAATTAAATTGCTTTAAAAGATCAATTTTATTCAGAAAAGGAAGGTGAAATATGAACAAATATGAACATATGATTTCTGAGTTTAAGAAGAGTATTGAAGAGTATAGGAAAGCTCTAGCTGAAGGGAAAAATGTTGATCCGAAAAAGTACATTGAGTTCTTATCTAAAGAAATTGAAGCAATGAATTCGATGAGAGATACATATCAAGAAGGCATGAATTTAATAATTGAAGACATGAAAAACCTTGGTACAGGAAGATGAAAAGCATCCTGGATCAAATAAACTCATTAAAAGTCTTGCACATAGACTTAGATAATTATTCAATCTACGTTAGACATAATGAAGAAGTGAATCAAATATTACATAAGCTGGTCAAAGATATGACCGTTGATGAATACATACATAATTTTAGCAAAGACGATTTGATCGATATTATTCCTGCAGTGATAGGCACGGGTTTAGCCGATGGATATAAACAAGGAGAAGGTTTTGTATCCGAAACAAAGCAATTCTATATGAAGCAGTGCTACGAGTTGAATAGCAGAATTGAATATCTTGAGAAAATGGTGGCTTCACTTGGCGGCCATCCTAACATGCAAATAGTAAACGAAAACAACCTAATCCATTAGAGAGGAAGAAAGGAATGAAATTTAAAATTGGGCAGAACGTTCTGATTTCATCTAGGGGTGTTGTTGGTAAAGTTGTTAAAGCAACACACCATGTATCAATTGAAAAAGGAAAAGAATTGAGTGTTATTAAATATAAGGTTGAAGTGGATGGGCTTTTGTATGCCCAGGAATTTGATGAATCATTACTTACATATGAAGATAAAGAATCTAGGAAGATTAAAATAGCTGAGATAAATTCACTAATTGATCAAGCATTAGATACAAAAGACAAGGATTGGTTTGATGATTTAATTCAACAAAGAAAAACTTTAGAAGAAGGGTTAGTGGAGTAGATAGAGAATTATTTTAGAGTATTATGGAACGGAACAAGAGTTCCAAAGAAGTTTGATACCAAAGCAAAAGCAGAAGTGTTTGTTAGACGAAGAAAAGGGTTCACCTGTGAGATACAAGAACGTACATATGATAATAAGTTTATAGACAGTTGGACATACCATATTCCATTGCATTAAGGCGGTGAAACAATTCTGAAAGAACGTGATAAAGCTATGATGGTAGACGATCTGGAGGCCGTACATAACAACCTGGATTTTATACATAAGACTCTGGAGGATGCTGCTTCAATTGACGAGGAAACGTGGCACTTAATAGAACCAAAGATTGTTAAGTCGTGGGTATTGTTAGAGGAAGTAAAGAAGAACATAGCATCACAATAAATTAAAAATAACATATAAAAAGCATTGATTAAAATACAAATTACATATATAATCGATATAACAGCTAAGGAGAATCAATGGACTACATATGCGAGATTTGCAATGAAGGGGTTGAGAAATACCCCTTATGTTTAAGATTAACAGAAGAGAACGCAAAAAGCATGGAAGACAGAATTGAATTCAATTGCTGCAGTAAATGTGTTGATGAGTTGAGCGAAAAAATTCGAGAAAAATGTGAGGGGATGAATGTAAAGAAAACATTGAAAGTGCTTGGGATCGATCATATTAAGGCTTATAAAACTAAGAATGAAAAGGGAGAGATTTGAAAATGGAAAAAGAGCAATATGTTGTGGTTGTTAGACAAGATGGAGACAGAAACAATGGGTATGTTTATAACAACTTTGTTACAGGTGAGGACTTAATTTTTGATGATTTGGAAGCTGCTGAAAAATTCGCATTAAAAATTGAAAAAGAAGGAAGAGGCTTATGACGTTGGTTGAGCCTTATAAAAATCATGTTCTTTCTAAGAAAGCATTTGATGATAATTTTGTTGAAACGATGAAGGCGAATAGAGAATAAGCATAGGATTCTTATTAAATAAAAAACGAAAAGGGAGAGATATGAATGTCAAAAGTTAAATTCACAGGGAAAGTGGGAACCAAGAGAATGAATTTTATGAAAGAAGATTGTAAGGATCTGCATTCTGCATACTACACGACTGTTGAAACCGCCTGTGGACAAAAACTCACTGTAAAGGATGCGGATGCTCCTTTTGGATTAATGGAGGCTCCTACTCGTTCTGAAGCAATAAAAAAGGGAAAACAGTTTTTAGATCGTGTGGGTTTAACATAAAAAATTTAAAGGGAAGCGTAAACTGTGAAAAACATAGATGTATCAAAATGGTTTGGTGTAATTGGCAGCGTTGGAATGTTTGTACTTGCTATCCTGGGAGAAGTATTTAAATAAGGAGGAGTTAAATGGAGACTTTGAATTCCCCGGTTTACGAAGTTAAACGGGAAAGCGATTGGCATAAAGAAGGACTAATTGATAGGGAAGACCACGATAAATTCTTCAATCAATTAGAAATTTTATATGGAGTAAAAAAAGGGTTTGCATACCTTGATTCTGAAAATTTCGGAGTAATTCCAGACACAGAGTCTTATCATTATTTTAAGAAAGAATTAGTCAAAAACAAAATTCAGGGATTCTATCCGATTAGAAAAAAATCTGAGTATTATCCAAAGTTGAAAACACTCATTGAACAAATTAGAGAAAGAGATCCATCCAGACCACATAGTGAATTTGGGGAGAATAATGCTCGATATTCTCAATGGCTAGGAGACAGATGGTTCTATGAAGTAAAAGATGAAAGTTTAGTTAGTGGCAATGATGTTGAGCCGATAAAGTACACTGAGTATTTAAAAGTGGCGGTTGATAACTTTAGTTAAAATTCAAGTTTTATAGAGAATGGAGGATGTATGGATTAATGAAGTATGACGTTTTAGAGGATTTCACAGCCGTTTTGAAAGGTAAAGGCGATAAAGTCTACAAAGAGTTCAAAGGTTCTTGTGTCCCCATCAAGGTTGGTACAGGGGAAGATTATCGAGTACCTCTCAAATTGAAGGTTGATGATGTGAAGACAAAACAAGAGTTACACACATTCATGGAAGTACAACCAAAAGATGTAGATTATGTTTTTAAAATTGAAGGAAGTGTTCGTCCAGTTCCAGTAATGGTTGTAGAAGAAGAAGGAGATGTGTACATAATTGAAAAAAGATAATAAATTAGACAAGAAATTCTGGTTAACATTAATAAAATGGGCAGTACCAACATTCTTAGTTGGATACTTGATAGGATTTTTGCTGCCGAACATAGTTTTATCAAAATAAAATACAAATTACATACATTTTTAAGGGGGGATAATAGATGACTATTAACGCAACTGTTAATAAACATGTGCCAAAGGCTGTCAGTTTTATAAATGTTGAACATAACGATTTAATTGTTTTTGGAGAGAATAGCGAGAAAGCATGGATTATTAAAAATGATGGTGCAGATTTATGGTCAATTATCGATACCAAATCTTTTAGTTTTGTTGGTGGTGGCGGTGATAAATCAAAGATTATAAGAGTGTTAGAGGCTTGTATACAAGAAGGAAAATATACTACATGGAAACCTAGTCAGTACACTATCAATATTGGGATTGAGTGGGGAAAGATTGAATAAAGTTTTATTTAATTGAGAAGAAAGGAGAGTGTCAATGGAAGTAAATAAGAATGTTGAATTAGATGGTCATAAGCTTTTAATCCAGTTAGATGTAGATAAATTAAGTATAGGATGGGTTGTTTCTAAACGTTTAGCTAGAGATTTGAAAACAAATATAATTGTATATGCACAGCCAAAAAGATCTTTACCTATTTTAGATAAGACACTTAAGGAAATCACTATTCAAACTGCACAACTTGCTGCAGAAAGAATTGCTATCAAAGAAAAAGACAACGAAGAACTTCAAGAGTTGAGAAATTGGGATGGGATTATAAAATCTTAGTGAGAAGAGGGAGATCAGATAGTGAAAACCTTCGAAAAAATTGTTTCGATTGATGAATACAAGTTTAGAATTACAATCACAGCAAATGAATCATACAGACCAGGAAGGTGGTCGATTAAATGGGTTGATGTAAAAAACGTTGAGGATAACAAAATTGTTTACAGAAGTAGCGATCTGTCTTCTATTACCAATCCACCACTTAAATATGCATTTCAATTAGCCGCAAAAGATGCAAAAAAAGCTTTAATGAAAAACAGAGAAATAAACAAAGAAATTGAAGAGTTTGAAAATTGGGATGGAATCGTAATTTAAAATAAAAGGATGACTTTATCTTAAATTGATGGTATATAAG